GTGCTTACCGATACAAAATTAAAAAACCTCAAGCCGCAGGACAAACTGTACAAGGTCTCCGATCGTGACGGGCTGTATGTAGCTGTGCTTACGTCAGGCACGGTCTCGTTTCGCTATGACTACCGTATCAACGGTCGCCGCGAAACACTGGTAATCGGGCAGTATGGGCGTGACGGTATCAGCCTGGCAGAAGCGCGAGAAGAACTGATTGCTGCAAAGAAGCTGCTTAAAGCAGGCCAGTCACCGGCTGCGGCTAAACGTGACGGTATCAAAAAGATTCGTGGTGCCGAGACGTTTGCGGTACATACCGACAGTTATATGAAACATGTCATCCTGGCTGACAGTACCCGCGCAATGAAGCAGGCGGTGATCGACCGTGACATACTTCCGGTTCTTGGCAACAAAATGATGACTGAAATTACCACATCGATGGTTCGTGATTTGTGTGACCGGATTGTCGAACGCGGTGGTCGGGCAACAGCAGTGCAGGCCAGGGAGATCATCAGCAGCGTATACCGTCACGCCAATGACCGTGGTCATGGTTTGTTTAATCCTGCGGCTGACATTAAACCTTCGTCTATCGCCATATTTAAACCACGAGAGCGAACACTGACACCAGAAGAAATTGGCCTGTTCTTCCGCACGCTGGATGCCATTGGTGCTATGGGCACTATGAAAATGGCTTTAAAGCTGGTGCTTATCACTATGGTTCGTAAAGGCGAATTCACCAATGCAACGTGGGACGAAATAGATTTTAAAAAATGGACATGGACAATTCCTTCAGACCGCATGAAGGGAAGCCGGGCGCATGTTATTTACCTGCCTAAACAGGCACAGGATATATTGGTCGGGTTGCAGATGTGCGCTGGTGGAAGTGAATATCTGGTTCCTGGTCGTTACAACTTCCGGAAGCCATTATCTAATGCCGCGCTGAACTCTCTGATCGACAGAACGGTGAAAATAATAAATGAAGATGGTGAGCATATTCAGGACTTCACCGTACATGATATGCGCCGTACAGCCAGTACGTTGTTGCATGAGGCTGGTTATCCTTCAGACTGGATTGAAAAGGCTCTGGCACATGAGCAGAAAGGTGTGCGCGCCGTATATAACAAAGCGGAATACGCCAGACAGCGCGCCTACATGTTGCAGCAGTGGGCCGATATGATTGATTCCTGGATTGACGGGGAGCATACGGATCTGATTCCGTTCTCCCCGTCGAAGTTTGAGAAGTGGATGGCGGGGGAATAACGTTTAATAGTTCTGCTGATTTTCTTCCATCTCTGCTTCTGCTGCCAGTGATTCAATTTTGTTTTCGAATATTGCTGACAGTGTTGCAAATTCAGCATCAGTGACAGCGGGAATTGGAACAAACCTGATCCCGCTGTGTGCAAGCATGTTTGCAGTTTCAAGGCATTTTCTTAAATCTGCTGGTGATGCCCTGTTCATGCAGCACGCTCCCGCCCCTGGTTGTCTGTTGGTGACAGCGGAGCATTGCTGAATGCATTTGTTAATCTGGCAATATCCAACGCGTATCCAGGGTGTAGTTGCACTGCCGGGTCTTCGCACTGATTACCCCAAACATCGAAACCATGAGACGACTGGCGGGCGAACAGTTCAATGCGAGAAACATCGCCTAACAATTGCACAAGTTTTTCACGAACGACATCTGGCTTTCTTGAATGCTCAAGCCGCGGTGCGGTAAATGACTGAACGATCCCTGCATTAATGCGCGTAGGTAGTTTTCCCTTTACCGCAAACAGGCAATCTTCACTATTGGCGCGAGTCATGTGTCCCATACCCATAACCAGTTTATCTGGTTGTCGACTACCACATTTTATCCACGTGAAGCCCTTCATGGTCATCAGACGGAATCCCCAGGCTTCAACAACTTTTAGTGCTTCGAGTGGTTGTGTTGGCACCCACCACATGGCCAACAAACAGTTTTCATCGGCCAAATCCCACACAGGAAGGCGGCAGATATCCAGCACACTCATAACCGGATATTTAAAACCGGCACCGCGATTACCATCTGCGGCTTTGTCCCGGTATACCCAGGGTGGATCTGCATAGATTAGTGTGTATTTCTTAGTCATAAACCACCCCACAACATCCTATGCCGCTATAGTCGCCACGGCGAAGGCCGTTACCTTTTGTGATACATTGGTCCCTGCGAACCGCGATCCTTGCACGTTCAACATCACCAGAAGCAACATCCATACACTGAAGCCAAAGGTGAGCGGCAATGCGGAATTGCCCTTTTTTCTCTCTTTCAATCGCGCGTTTTTCGATCTCTATCGCCGCAGGAGTAACGGCGACAATCTTTGACGGACTGCGCATTGAAACCTTATTCATGTGATATTTTTCAAGTCGGCTTAACTTTCTCACTTAATCCAACCCTCTCTGAAAATTAATGCCAGCAGATAAAGCCATGCTGAAACAGAGGCCAGGAATAAGTACCATCCTGACCATTTGCTCCAGTGCCTTAGCAGCACACTCATGCAGCGTTTCTCACAGGACGATATACACGTTGCTGAACAGGAGGCTTTTTACCCTGGAACTCTGCCGGGCTTGCTGCCTGACGTTCATCAAGCCAACGCTCAACTTCGTCACGGTTCCATGCGCAGCGTTTGTCAGTGATATACCAGCGTTTAGGAAATTCCCCTGCGCGCTCCATACGGTCGATAGTGCTCCATGACAGTGGCACCACCGCCAGGAGTTTCTTCTTATCTAATGCACCTTTCATAAATACCTCTCTTGGTTGCAGTGCGGCGCGTGTGGCGCCGCGGTGGTGGTTACATAGATGTTTCGTTTAATTCTTCCCGACGAACGCTGTAAACGTCGGTGGCTTTTGCCAGCAGTTCGTCATCATCTGAAAGTTTTTGTGCAATGTATTTGTAAGCCTTATCCAGTTCGGAGACAGTGCTGTAATTCATCGCTGCGCTGGTAAAGGCCATCAGCATTTCTTCTGGATCACGGCTATCCGCTTTACGAGTTTGCTCATCAGGCTTTTTCACTGGTTTAGCGTTGATCAGACTGTTCATTCCCGCAGCAGTAGTTGTTTGCGGAGTAATGTCTCGCTCAACGCGCGGTGCCGTTTCCTGTAATTCGTCAGGGGTGTAAACACCGAGAAGCACATCAGGAGCGTGCAGGCGAGCCCATCGTTTCGTGCAAAGATAGGCAAGCTGCTGGCGCGGATCCTGTTCCCACAATGGAGAGTTACGCACTCCGGCTTGCGCCATACTGATGGTAAGCTCACGGGGTTCTGCTTCTCCTTTAAGAACTGCTGACACAGTTACCGTCAGATTCGGTGATTTATCTGTTTTGCCGTTAACATTCGACCAGTCACCGCTCCAGCGATAATTCAGGCGTGTCGCCAGCAGGCTGGAAGAGGATACGACCGCGTTTACCAACTGTGCTTCGTAGCCTAACGTTCCGTTTACCACATGCGTTTTCTGCGCCACGGCGAAAGGGTTCATTCCCCACTGTGCCGCCTGCATGGTCACCGCCAGACAATCGGCAGGTTTGCCTTCAAGATGTTTCGGTACAGTCGCTTTGCTTTGTGACATCAACTCCGCGAAACGCACCAGTTGATTCATGCCCTCCGGGCTGAAGATTGCCGCAGCAGTACCTACAGTTGCGCCTGGTTGTGATGTGATTGCGATATCATTGCTCATACGTACATATCCTGTTTACGTGCCCAGTCAGGGCGTTTAATAATTTCCACGCCGCCCCATTCATCATTGATGCGGCATTCGTGATAGGTATTCAGATCCCGGCGGAACAGAGCGTGCCCGGCATCGACATCCGGCGCATCCAGCGCGAACATGCGTACCGGATACCGACCACAATCAATGCTTTCGCTCACGGCAAGAAAGAAAAAACCATGCGACTGACCAGTAACCCTCATCGCTCCTTCGCGGTACATTGCGTCCTGCACGTGGTAGCGGAATTCCTCGATGTGGCGTGCAAAACGATCCATATCTGCAACCTTTTTCACGTCGACGATCACGTTGTGCTCGTTCAGCCATTTGTCTGGACGAATGCGGCACAACTCACCAGTCTCTTCATCATTCCAGTACATTGATGCTTCGCAGTAACCAGGTGCTTCCAGCATCCAGCGTGCCGCCGGGTGAGCCATTGCGCTATCACGCATCAGCTCCAGTTTCCGCCACTGCTCGGCATCAAGTACCGTAATCCCCATATCCGCCACATCACGAAGAAATGCCTCTTCGTCAGCTTTACCTTGTTTCGTCCGACGATCGAATTTCGGTGAAACAATGAAGCGTTTGTCGAACTCTCCAGGCTCCAGAAGCAGACAGTGCAATGCGGTTCCCATATCCAGTGCAGACTTTTTCTCTTCGTCTTCTGGTGCTGCCTGAACCCATTTAAGAAGCGCCGGATTCTTGGCAACCATGTCCAGTTGCGACTTACTCACGCCGTCACCGGCGTGGTAGTCTTCGTTGCTGATGTCGAAATAAATTCCCGGTTTCATGCCGCGTCCCTCTGTCCATCAAGCTGATCCGCCAGATCCCAGCGCGCTATAATTGCCATTGCCTCGCGCCGGTAGGCATCCATCAGTTCTTCGAACTCAGGGCTGTCTTTAGCAGCCTCCAGCACTTCCTGACGAACGCCTTTGCCTGTTACAACGTCGAAAGTTGAGGACAGTTGATGAAGTCGGATGCTCTCAATCAGTTCAACTTGTCGGTCATATAGCTGTTCTGACAGGCGGTAGTCCTTGTCGAATGCCAGCATGATTTTTTGAAGATTTTTCTGCTGATTAACGTTCATTATCAGCCCTCCCATATCTCGTTATCGTTGGCCACATCGCGAGCTTCTTTGCTGACGAAAGCCCACTTAATGCCTTCCTGTAAGGTGCGGAACTTCCAGCTCATGAATCCGCATGCAGTAACGCAGTACCAACCGTTGATGATTTTCCACTGCATAACTTGTTACCTCGGTCTGTTACCGTTGAGGTAATAATTATGCGTATTTGGTTTGATGTCAATAGATATGAGTTAAAAAAATTACCCATCAGGTAATAGTATAGGCAATAAAAAAGCCGCCAGAAGGCGGCTTACTTACTGAAAAGTATGATTTTATTGTTTGTTTTTTTCGTTCTGGTTGATGACAAATTCAATGTAACTTTCGATCTTTGCTTTCTCGGTTTCGGGTAACAATGCGTAGCGCGAGCGGTCATAGTTGATGGTCGCAGGGTCGTGCGGGTGAATCAGTAATTCATAGCCGTGACGCCCGAATGCGGATGCAACATTCTCCAGGGTGGAAATGGAAACGCTGACCTCATTGTTTAACAGGCGACTGATTGTCACCTGGGCGACGCCGGATGCGCGGTGAAGTTTTCCCTGCGTTGAAAGGTCGCGGCTTTCGCTCATCCAGCGTTCCAGGTTGTGAGCCGCCAGCTGACCAATGTCGCTTGGGCCGACAGGCTGAAAACCTTCCTGAGAAAGCGAGCGATCGATATCAAGCCAGTTACGGGGTTTATTGGCGGCAGCTTCAATTTTTCGCGCAACCTGGTCGCCGATAACCTTCTTGCCAAGAGCCCAGCGGTTTACCAGATTTGCCTGAGTTCCAAGTTTTTCTGCCATCCGCGTCTGAACACCATTGAATTCACGGTCGATCAAGTCGTTGAGATTTTGCCTGCGGACGTCCTGGATACTTTTCATTTTCTGGAAAATCGCCTCATATATGAATCAGTAGATGATTCAATTTAAAGCAATATTACCCAACAGGTAAATGCACCTCATAGGTAACTATCCTTGATTTTTGTTACCTTATGGGTGAATATTTATTATCTGAAATAAATATCAGGCAATAGCTATGAGCGATAACGGACATTTCGATTTCAAAAAGCACTGGCTTGCACTTACTCCGGATGAGCGTGAAGCCTTCGCACAGGAAGCCGGAACGACGAGTCACTATATCCAGACTCACTTAACAGGTAAGCGCAAAATGCCAGGTAAAGTATTGATGAATGGGCTTTTTAAAGCCTGTAAAACAAGACAATGGCTGCGCTCAAAAGCAGAACTGGCATACTTCTTCTACTCATGATATCCAGCTACAACCCTCTGTAGACCGCCACCCGGCGGTCTTTTCATATCTATTCGTACCTCAAAGGTAATAAATAACCAAATCTGGTTGATCTTTTTTTTGTGTCAGCACAAAATGACCGTAATCCCAATACTAATAACAGGGCTTACCATGGAAATCATTACACGTATTGATGCCGCAAAGCGCGGACTTAAACGCTACTACACCGGAAAACCATGTAAGCATGGACATGACAGTGAACGCTGGGTTTACAACGGACACTGTGTTGAGTGCACCATGGAATCAAACCGTCGCATCAGGGCAGAGATTAAGCAGATCATGATTAATTCCTCCCCACAACACTCAAGCTGATAGCGGAGATTAATCATGAGCAGACATGCAACAGATTGGGCCTGGGAGACAGATCCAGGTAGCTCATCATTAAAGCTCATACTGCTCTCGATGGCTGACAGAGCCGATGAATATAACCTCTGCTACCCCAGCATAGAACGCCTCGTTAAAGACACTTGCCTGAATAAAAAAACCGTGCAGGCCGGGCTTATATCGCTCATGAAAATGGGGCTTATTTCAGATACCGGAGAGAGAAAGGGAGCGACAAAAAGAGTGCGGGTTTTCTCTCTTAATATAACCAAAAACGGGAACATTAAAGGCAACCTAGAAGGGTGTAATGAACCCGAAAACGGTAATGTTCCCGAAAACGGGAATATACCCAAAAACGGGATGTTGAATGATCCCAAAAACGGGATGTTGAATGATCCCAAAAACGGGATCCAGAACCAGTCATATAACCAGTCATTTAACCAAGAGAGGGAGAGCAGGACAAAAACCGGGGATTCTGTGCCTCATGACCCCGGCGCAAACAACGCCGTGATGAATAACTTTGTTCCTCCTGGTGGGCCAGGGCAATTAGGCAAATTTGTCATGCATGAACAATGGCAGCCATCAGATGACTTTCTTCGGAAAAGCTCATTGCAGGGAATCTACCTGGACAGTCTGCCAACGGCACAGGAACTTGCAGAGTTCAGAATTTACTGGATGGCTGAGGGTAAGGCATACCATCAGGCACAGTGGGAGCAGAAGCTGGCAAGGCGGCTGCAGATTAGCAGACAGAAGCAATCAACATTACCTGATAACAACGTTCCGCACTGGAACAGCCCTGAAGCGTGGGAGGATTTCTTGTGAACAACGTTTTTACCGCGATACAAAACCGTGACGGAGAAGCCCTTTCTCGCATGTCAGGTTATGAGCATCAGTACGTCAACAATGACAATGTGGTGAACATGTCAGCAGAGAGGCTTGTTGATGCACTTTTCAAACAGCTGAAACAACTGTTTCCGGCGGCAGTGGTAACCAACCTGAAGACGCCAGAGCAGGAAGTTGCTGCAAAACAGCAGTGGATTGCTGCGTTTGCCGAAGGGGGAATACGTACCCGTGAACAGGTTTCTGCTGGTATGCGCCACGCCCGCGCCAGTGAATCTCCGTTCTGGCCGTCGCCAGGGCAATTCATCAAGTGGTGCAAAGACAGCAAGATGGTTCTTGGCGTCACCATTGACGATGTGATGGCGGAGTTTCACCGGTACAGCAAGGAAAAAAGTTTATATCCTGGTGGTCCCGAAAGATTCCCGTGGCGGCATCCGGTTATGTACTGGGTCGTATGTGATACCCGTCGTGCAATGTATCAGCGCCAGCTTAGCGAGATTGAGGTTGAGAAACACGCGCGCAGGTTGCTCGATGATTGGGCGAAAAAGGTGGCTTCCGGACAGCAGATACCCGATCCGGTGATCAGCATACAGGCAAAGCCAGAGCCCATGAGTACACCTCCGGACACAGGGAGAGACGTTTACCATCCACCAGGGCGAAGTTTCGGGTGCATGCCTAACGCCGCCACCCTTGGGGGAATAACACCGGCGCAGTGGCTGATGGAGGAATACAGGCGGGGAAAGGCGGCAGGATTTATCAAGTAATACCAGCGCGATAGCGCATTTTTTTACGCCTCGATAATTACCCGTTAGGTAACAAAATATTATAAGCTCTATTGATTTCATGTCTTATGTGGTTTTTAATTACCTCAGAGGTAAATCATGAGAAAACAGATACAGGCTCTTGGTCGACTCAAAACAGGCCAGATGAACAAAACTGAATCTGCGTATTGCCAGCACCTTGAGCTGCGTAAACGTGCAGGGGAAATCGCCTGGTATCGATTCGAGGGTATCAAGCTGCGGTTAGCTAATAACACGTTCTATACGCCCGATTTCGCTGTGATGCTCGCCACCGGCGAGATGGAGCTGCACGAAGTGAAAGGGGGATTCTGGACCGATGACGCCAGAGTGAAAACCAAAGTCGCCGCAGATCAGTATCCGTTCCGAATCATCGGGGTAACGGTTAAGCCAAAGAAAGCAGGTGGTGGCTGGAACATCGAAGAGTTCTGAATCGACGATCTTTTTAGTTATCAATGTAATCAATAAGTTATGTGGATAAGCGAGGGTAAAGATGGAAAGTAATATCAAATGGTTAGTTGCCGCCGGGCATGAGATGGCTTCGGAACTGAAAGCAGAATGTGGTGCCGTTGATATGCGCAGTGTGGCAAAGCTGATCAGCTATTTGGCAACGCAACTGGAAGTGCAACTGGTGCGTGCTAATGCGCTGGCTGCGGAGAATGCGCTGGCTCGTAAAGCAGTTCAGGCATTTTGCGATGTTGTTGGCGACAGCACCGAGGTTATCTGCGAGGAGATTGGGCGAGATGGCGTTCTGGTTATTTTGGAGGCAATGAAGGCAACAGGAAATATGCCAGCCACCGATGCTTTCCTGTCTGAAGTGCGGGCGCAGGGGGTAGAGATGATGCGCGAACATCCATCAATCAAACTTTGTTCTTTGACGCACATATGTGATGAGTTAGCCGCCCAGCTTCGCAAAGGAGGCAGCCAGTGAGCAAGATTGACTATCAAAAGCTTCGTGAAATCGCTGAAAAAACAAAAATTGCTGGTGAAGCACCTGTAATGCCTTTCGATCAGCGAATTAATGCGCTTAACGATTTTATGAAGCACTTTTCGCCAGATATCGCGCTGGCATTGTTGGATGAACGGGAAAGAAACCTGCAATACATCAAAAGCCGCGACCAGGAGAACGAGGATATTGCGCTAACGGTAGGGAAGCTGCGCGTTGAGCTTGAAGCAGAAGAGAAAACATCAGCAGCTAGACTTGAGGCGCTCGACCGCACCCACAAAATGTTCCAACGGGAACAATGCAGGGCAGAGGCCGCAGAGAAGCGTATTGCTGAACTGGAAGCGCGGGAAGTTCAATTACCGACTCGCTACGACCTTCGATATGGACACCCGATAAATGCAGATGAGCGACATGTCATGATACCTAAAGAAAATGGCAGTTGGCTTTACCTGATTGACCTAGAACACGCATTACGCGTCGCTGGCATTCGCATCAAAGGAGAGTGAGATGGACGGACAAATATCAATTGTTCGACCGGGAGCATGTGACGATCGCGAGATACGAATGATTATTCGTCTGGCGAGGGGGAAAACAATAACTGCTCTCATTACTCCAGAAAATCTCGCATTAGCATTAACAGGAAAGTCAGACCTGCCAGTAGAGCTAAAGCTGCGAAATGTTGAGATTAAGGTGAAATAGCTATGACCACTATTACCAAAGAACGTATCGAATTATTCATTAAAAATCCGCTTGATAACGGACTTACCCGTGGCGAACAAATGGAACTGGCACGAATTGCTCTGGCATCGCTGGAAGCAGATCCCGTTAAACGAGTTAACTCAGATCAGATGCACCGAGTCTGCTTAGAAGCTAATCGCTATTTAGATAAATATGACGCGATGGCGAAAGAGGTAAATAAGTTGCTTGGACGCATCGCCCCGCCAGCGCCGGTATTGCCTCATGAGTGGAGGCTGTCAAATGCACAGGCGTTTATCGAGCGATACTCTCCGCCTTCAGTGGAAGAAGCCGCACTATTTGCCTGGAACGCCTGCCGCGCCGCCATGCTTCAGTCCGGAAACTTTCGGGAAAACAAGAATTCGTCAACCAATAATTTTCGGGAAATCGCGGAAACGTCAACCAACTATCCGGCAATTCCTAGTGAGGTGTTGTCCGCAATCCTGAAGGTTGCCAGGATTCGTGCCGATTTCGATGATTTTGACGGTGACAGGCGAGGTATCGGTGATTGTCTGGATGAGGCTGAGCAAGAGCTTATCGTTACCATTAACAAATATGCCAGTCAGTTGGCAGCAGAACCTATAGCGCCTAATGACGTTCGAGAGCAGACAGCCATTCCACAAGTTCCGGTAACTCCGGATGGTTGGATAAGCTGTAGTGAGCGAATGCCGGATACCAAAACAGCCGTTCTTGTTGCCAGGGAGTTTGACAGGAAAGGTGACTGGCGAATGAAATGGGCGACTTACATCCCGGGGCATCCTGACGCTAATGATGGGTGGGTAATACCTGGTGCGTCGTGGATACCATCACACTGGATGCCGCTACCAGAACCGCCGCAGCATGATGGTGAATAATGCCGCCAGTTAAAGTTGTGATTATCACTTTGGTGATGATAGTGATTGCGAGAATCATGTCTGGTGAAATTGGGTGGATATGGTAATGACCAAGGCAGCAGCAGAGCGCAAAGCCGCTCAGATAGCCAGACAAGCTGCATCTGGTGTGCGTAAGCTGGAGATTGTGCTTGATGCTCAGGAAATTGAAATGCTGGAGCGTAACTGTGCCACACGTCGCCCCGGGCGTGCGCCTTACGAATTTGGTGAGTATATAGCGTTACTGATCCGCCAGGATGATGCGCGCGTGCACGGGCGTATAAAATCGATCAGCAGAAAACGTTGCGGTAAGTGCGGCGAGAGAGTTCCTGTGAATTCATGCCCGTGTAATGGTGACTCGCAATGCTGGGTGACTAAAGGCTGGCATGAAACGAAATTAATATTGTGA